TTCCTCGCTGGTGCGCTCGGATCGCTCCTGATGTTCCTGAGCATCTGCTTCCTGCCTGAGATCGGGGACTTCCTCAAACGCTTCCGCAAATGACCTTCCTACGCGGGCTGCTCAGCGATGAACCCGGATCGCCCTCGATGACCCGCTTCTCGCTGGCGGTCGTTCTCTCGCTGGTCGTCCTGGTCATCGGGCGCTGGCTTATCACCGGACAGGATATCCCGCATGGAGTCGGCAGCCTGCTTGAAATCACGCTCGCAACCGCAGCCGGGGCCAAGGTCGTTCAGAAATTCGCCGAGGGGAAGAACTCACCATGAAGCACATGAAGGGGCATGAAGGGCGACCGCTAACAACTTCATGCTCTCCATGCTCTCCATGGTAAATCCTCACTCTCTCCACCTCTCCTCATGAAACGCTCAGACATCCTCAACGCCGCTGAAGACGCTGGCCTCCCAGCACGATTCCGCAAATCGCTCGGCCTCGTCCTCCGCTGGGAATGCGTCTATGCACCAGACGGCGAGACGATCAGATGGGAGAATGATCCGGTAGATCCGGGAGGGGCAACCTTTGCAGGGCTGACGGTGAAGCACGACCGGATCGCCCCACCGCCAGCCGAGCCAACCGCCCGTGCCATCGCCGCCCATTATTACTCGGAAGATTGGATGCCCTTTGCCGGGTTGCCTTCACCAGTGCAGGAAGTGGCCTTCGTTCAGGGCGTCAACCAAGGCACCCGCACCGCGATCCGGATGCTTCAGAACGCCATCAACGATTACGGGGCCGGGCTGACCGTGGACGGCATCCTCGGCGAAAAAACCCGCAGATCCGCGATGGCGTCGCCAGATAGCACGGGCCTCGCGATGGCCTTCCTTCAGAAATCCCGCCGCCGCTATGAGGCAATCATGGCGGGGAATCCGAAGCTTGAGAAGTTCCGAAACGGCTGGATGAACCGCTTGGAAGCGATCAAGCGGGATCTGGTGGCCTGACATCGCAACGGGCGATTTCAAAGCGGGAGCTTTGACACGGCCTCCGAGAGTATGGCGAACGTCGTCTCACGGTGGTCAAGGTTCATGGCCGTGGGGTGTTCCCATGGGAAGCACATTTGCCCCGAGGCAAAGAAGGCTGTCCTGGCATTCAAGAAAGCATGGATTCGCTCTGGCGATCTGACCCTGCACCTCGGGGATGCCATTGATACTGCCGCTTTCCGCAGTGGTGCCCGTGGCATCGATGCCGACAGCGCGGAGCCGGTGGCCCCTGACATCGACGGGGGACTGATGTTCCTGCGGGAATACAGACCCGACATTCTGCTCTGTGGCAACCACGAGGTCAGGCTCTGGCACCTTCAGTCCTCTCCAAACGCCGTCATCGCCTACGCCGCCAACCGCGCTATCCAGCACATCGAGGACGGCTGCGCCAAGATCGGCACACGGGTCATCCCCTATGAAGGGATCTACCAGCAATACCGCCGCGCCGACCTGACATTCACCCACGGCACCTTCTACAATGAGTCCTGCGCCCGGGATATGGCCGAGGCTTACGGGGGCAAGGTGATCTTTGCCCATACCCATCGGGCGATGCAGGCCCCCGGGCGCACGATCAAGTCATCCCACGGCTACTGCGTCGGCACCCTGACCCGGAAGCGTGAAATGACCTACGCCTCCTGCCGCCGCGCCACAATGGCATGGGGGATGGGCATCGTCGCAGGAGAGTTCCGCGAGGGGAGCAAGCCCGCCTCCCAAGTCTGGCTCTTCACAGGCCCCAGCGAGGGTGAAGACCACGGCTGGCGGCTGCCGTTTTAGGCTCATGAAAAAGAAGATAACACCCAAGACTGCCAACGACTGGCTCGCCGAGATCATGTCGGAAAAGGTCTTCTCCGGATCTCCCGACAACATCCCCGCAGGCTGGCTCACCCTCAAGGAAATGTGCAGGCAGTCTGGGCAGTCCGAGTCGGCGATGCGTGTGAGGCTGACCCGGCTGGTGGAATCGAATCGGCTCCAGAGGAAGAAGTTCCGGATCTGGACGGGTCACCAACTCATGCTGACCTGGCACTATCATCCCTCCAAATGAGCGTCGTGACCGAGAGCGAGCAGCTCCCCGAGGGGAAGATCCGCTGGGCATTATCGCTCGACGTGAAGATCGACGGCATCGAGCTGCCGTTCCGCTTGAGGTTCGCCACCGACAACCACGAGGACATGCTGGACGCCCTCGCAGACTTCCACTCCATGCTCATGGACAAGATCGAGGAACGGCTGAAATGAAGCTTCCTCGGACGCTGAAGATCCGCGACCGCAAACTCGGCAAGGAGAAGGCCCTCGGTCAGGCCGTCGCCCCTGACCTGATCGAGATCGACCCGACGAAAAACAACAGCAGGGAAAGGCTCGATACCGTCTGCCACGAGGCCCTTCACCTGCTCCTTCCCTCGGAGCCAGAGGTGCGAATCATTGCCCTCTCAAACCGCCTGAGCGACCTTCTCTGGCGGGATCGGTGGCGAAGGATCGAGTTCTAGACCTCCGGCTCGTGGCCGTAGGCCCTGAGCAACTGGCGGGTCAGGGCATTCTGAGTCCGGATCTCCTCGGTGGCACCCTTGAGCGCCTTCAACTCCTCGATCCGCTGCCGGTCGATCCGCTGCTTCACCCCTCCAAGCTGCCACATGACGATCAGGGGGAAGAGCGCATAGAGCGCGGCCAGGATGAATCCCCCGACGAGTCCAAAGATCCCAAATGCCGCCAAGGCCCCTTCGGCATCCGCCAGAAAGAGTGTGTTCATGGGTTGGTTTATAGTGTTCGGAGTGGTGACGGTCAAGTCACATCACCGCTTGTCATCCCTTGTGGCTTGCTCTAGTTTCGGAGCGGCGGGAAAGGTCTTTATGTTTCTATAACTCCTACGAAGAGAGGGATTTAACCCCCCCCACCCCCCCACTTTTCCCTTCGGAAGGGTGTGACTGCCCGGCCTCGCCCTCCGAATAGAACGTCCTCTGGATCGCCTCTCGGATGAGGTGGGTGACCTTTGTGCCTGGTGCCCGCTTGGCGGCGAGCGTGGAGAGATGATCCCACATCTCGATGGGCATCCTAATCTGGACTGCTTTATTCATCTTCATGGGCTCAATGTATACCAATACGACCCACGCAAAACTTTTTTTCGGTAAGCGGAATAATTAGGTTGCAAGCATTACTACCTTTTGTATACCAATGCTCCAGATGAACGGAATGACACTCACCAAGCAAGTGAACGTGCGGGTCGCACAGCCAGTATTCATGCACCTCCGCAAGCTGGCCGCCGCGCACGATCTCAAGGTAGCAGATTTGGTTCGCCTCGCGATCCGCAAGACCTACGGCTCGCCGAAAAAAGTTTCCTGAGCCTTTTTCACCCCCCCCAGCCATGCCATCCACCACCCCCATGATCGACCCGGAGCGTCTGGAGTTCCCCAAGGCCCTCGCCGCCCTGGTCGGGATGAACCCGACGGAACTCTCCTCCCTCAAGCGCCGAGGCTGCCCTTTTTTCGGGAAGAAGACGACCCTGCGCTGGGTGCGCGCCTTTTTGGCGGCGGAGGCGGGGGCAGCGGCACCCGCTTCATCGCGCGGCGTGCGTCCTCGACGTTCAGCTTCGAGTAAAGACGGTGGACCATCCGTGTCGAGTGATTCACCAACCGCATCGCTTCGCTCTCGGAGAGCCCGGCTCGATGGAGCCGTGAAATAAAGGAGACCCGCAAACAATGACTCGTCAATCCCCCGGCAGCACGGCCCAGAACCCGGTTGAAGTCGCGGTTCATCGTGCGCTCGATCTCGGGCAGGGTGTATCCGTCGTGGGGGGTGATGCCCTTCAGGAATACCGCCAACTGGTCGTTGATCGGGGTGCTGAACCACTTCCTCGGATCTCCCTCCTGCCTCTTGGCATCTCGGATCTGGATGGTCTTTCTCTTCAGGTCGATCCGATCCATGGGGATGCGGGTCTCGGAGAAGCGGCAGCCCAAGTGAAGCTGAAGCTCGAAGGCGGTGGCCATCCATCCCGGCTGGCCGCGCAGGGCCTTCCGGACGGCGGTGATCTCGGCGGTGGTGATCTCGCGCTTCTCCTTGGGAGGGGTCATCGGGACTCGTGCCAGGGCAAGGCCGTTCGTCTCAGCCAGTCCTCGCCTGATCGCCTCGCTCATGAGGAAGCTCAGGAACTTCAACTCGGCGCGGGCAGTGTTGTGGCTGGCGTGCTCCCCACCGGCCCCCTTCCTCCAGTCGAGGTAGGATTGGGCATGCTTGTAGGTGACCTCGCTCGGTGTCCTGATCCCCTGCTCGTGCAGGAAGACGTGGACGGTGCTCCAGAAGTATCGGGAGCGAAGGAGCGTGCGCGGGTTCTTGTAATGGTCGGTCAGGTAGGTGGGAACCCACTCGACGAAATCCCCGCCCCTGTTCGGTCTCACGATGGCCTCGTTGCCCGACCTCTTCGCCGCCTCCTTGACGGCCTTGGCCGAATCCTTCGGGCAATCGACGCGCAGCTTCAGGTTCTCTTCCCTCCAGCGCTGCCTCTCCAAATCACGGAATCGCACAAACCAGAACGGAGACCGGGCATGCTTCACGAGGTAGGCCATGCTTTAACCAGTTCCACATAGTTCCACATGAAGGAAGGCTTTTTTCCAATTCAGTCCAACCCTAACAGAGTAAAACCAACGCAAAAACCCATGAAACCCAAGTTACCGTTACACCACAGGGCAGTTTTTTACAGAGTAAATCGAGGTCAGTTCCACACGAGTTCCACAATTCGTAGTGTTCAGTCCGTCGATTTCAGGGGGCAGTGTGCAGGAATCACACTTCTCTTGCAAGCCGAAGGAGGTGACCTGTGATCGCCCTCATCTTTGCCATGTTGGCGGGGGTTCTCTTTGTGGGCCGTCGGGAGTTCTCTGAGATTCTGGCCGGGCTGATTGCCCGTTTCATGGGAGGTTCCCGATGAGCGATCCGACTCTCGACGCCGCGCTGGAATATGTCCGGAGCTTCAACAAAAAGCCCCAGTCTCTGCTGGGTCGGATCTGGGCATGGTATCGCCGGGTCACCGGCTATGAGGCCGCTGTGAAGGACCGGCTCTGGCGGGAATACCTGCGCCTTCTGAAGGAGGACGGCAAATGAGCAACGCCCTCGCATCCCAGGAGGCGGTCCGCGCCCTCTCCTTCATCCACAATCTCGGCGGCATCCGACGTCCGGAGCGTCGCATCTCCTACCCGACTACCGACGCTGAGAAGATCGGCTGGAAGGTCACGGAATATGCCCTGAAGCGGCTCAAGCGAGTTTACCCGGAGGAGAACCTATGAGCGCCGACACGACCTGCGCCCTCGCCTTGGCGATCCTGCTGCTGCTGGCCCTCTTCATCCTGCCCAAGTCATGAATGACCTCAACTCGCTCGGCATCTGCACGATGCCACTCTGCACGGCCCCGGCGAAGTGGGTGGCCGGCCTGCCGGTCACCGATGAGTCCACCGGCTCGGAGAGCTACCCGTGGAAGCTCTGTGACTGCTGTCAGGAGTCTCTGCTGGGGGCCTCGGATCTGCTGAAGGGGGATGTGGCGGTGGCTGCGGGTATCTGCGCCCCGGATGAGATCTCCTGGTGCCTTGAGGCGTCGAGGACGGCGGTCGCGCAACTCAAGAAACTGGAGGCCCTGAAAAAGCCATGATCTCTGCATCACCCCACGAGGCGTTCCGCGCCTATAGCAATGACACGGCTGAGTCGGCCTACACGCCCGACTACGCTGCCGAGATTGACGGGGAGGGTGATGAGTTGGCTGAGGAGTTCTTCTGGTTCGTCCAGAAGCAGATCCCTCCCTCGAAGATGCAGATCGACTGGCTGGTGATGCGGGAGGTGATCGCCTGCGCCGGTCAGTGGGGTCTGACGGTCCGTGAGCGTGAGCGGAAGAATCTGGCCGGTCAGGCTTGGGAGATGCTGGGCCGTGTGATCGGTCTGCTGCTGGGTGCCAAGAATCTGGCGGCTCAGGTTCATGCGCTGGCCTTCGCCGCCGGGTTGGACCAGCTCAACGGGAAGCGTAGTCAGGCTGAAATCGCTCGGGATCTGGGATGCACCCGCGCCCTGATCTCCCACTACGTCGTGGGCTGGGCCGATGTGCTCGGGCTCTCGATCACGAAGTTCAGGAAGTCGGAAGGTAGCCGCGCTACCTATTCGGCGGTGCAACTTAGTAGGAAACACTAATTTCCAAGGCAATAACGCTGAGGAGAAACCAAACAAACACGCACAAGATGAAAACACAAACATTAGAAATAATCCCACCGCAGAGGGCAGAGTTTTATCTATCTCTGTCTCGCGGTAATGGTGTCAGGAAAAATCCACTTATTAGAAGGCACGTTGACATGTTCGTGCGGCTATTGAAGTCAGGAGAGTTTCAACATGGATTACCTAACGGCATTGCATTCCATCAAGATGGTTCGCTCGTTAATGGACATCACCGCCTCCACGGAATTTGCATTTCTGGAATTACAGCGGAAATGTGGGTAACCAGGGGCTTGTCTGACGCGGACGTCTTGGCCCTTGATCAAGAGAAAATAAGGACAACTGCTGATCTTACCGGACTAGATAGAAAGGTAACTGATGCTCTTTTATTCGCCAGCAGGATTTTAACGAATCAAACTGGGAGAGAGGTTTCCGCAAAGTCTGTTCTTTCATGGTCGACCAATCCGTTTGGTCTGAAAATCAAAGAGTTGGTGTCTTATTGTAACACGAGAACAAAGGTCTTTTCTGCCGCACCAGTGAAATGTGCCGCTGCTTATTGGGCCATAACCGGTCATCAAGATTATGCCTTTTCTCAATATAGGGCACTCAATACCTATAACTTTGAGTATTTCACGAAGATATCAGCACTTTTTGCACGGAGGGTTGCAACTAATGAACTGTCGGGAGGCCGTCCTGATGAACTTTTTTCTGCATCAATGCGGGTATTTAATCCATCAAAGAAAGATTACAAAAAACTTTTCAAGGGATCAGACGAATCCAAGACTGAATTCAAAAAGATTACTAATTTAGTCTTTGGGGAGTAATTCTATGACATTAGAAATTGCAACAGAGGGAGATGTTTCTCCCCAAGAACTGACTCCATCTGGCTATTTCCGACCGGACGGCCTTGTGCTGCCGGAGGTGATGAGTGGGCAGGAATACTTCGAGGTTGGCTACAGGATCATGGTCGCCAAGCGCTGCTCCTCGGTCTGGATGCGCCAGTGGCGCGAGTATGGTCAGAACTCCTACGGTGAGGAGTTCGTCGAGGACACGGAGGCGCAGATCGCGGCCCAGCTTGAACTGGCGATGGGGCTGCCCTCCACGGAGGAGACGGCCAAGCCGAAGCTGAACGAAGGACTCGGCAAGGGGACGGCCATCGTGACCATCGAGGGCCTTCACCAGGGATTCTCGATCTGGCGGCGAAAGATGGATTCCTCGATCCCGAAATGGACGACTCAGGACCGGAAGAAAGCCTGTGAACTGCTGCGCCCGATGGTGGAGTTCTACGACTATCTGCTCTCCACCGAGGCAAAATAATGGACTCCGGCGTTCTCGATCTCTGCGATGAGATCCAAGCTCTGAAGGCTGAGTGCCGTCGGATCCGGGCGGCTGCCTCCCATGTGGTGGAACTAAAACACCCTCTAAATCGGAATGAGATTTCCGAACTGTGGAAGGCAATCAGGAAGCTCCAGATCGAGCTGGATCGATTCGCCCCGTCGATGGCCCTCGATGCCCCCAAGTCCCGGAGGAAGCGCCGATGAATGCAGACGGCTGGGCCACGATGAACGGGAAGCTGATGCGTCTCTCCAAGTCGGGAGATGAGGCCGGGCTGTGCGGCAGGATCCCCCAGGCTGAAATCAAACGGAAGTGTGATGCCTTCTTCGCAAGTCGCGGGATGGAGCGTGTCTCGACTTTCTCGTTCGGCTCGGTCCGCCGTCGAAAGGCCCAATACATCAATGAGGAGGAGGAGGATGAACTTGAAAATTTCTGAGCTGGTGCGCCTGAAGTCGTCGGGCCGCCTGATGAAGGTGGTCCAGATCCATCTCAAGACCAATCAGGTCTGCGTGGTCCCTGCCGACTCGTCCGGAGGTGTCGGGATCTGGGTGAAACTGGATGCCATCGAGGTGCCCGGCCTGCGCTCTACACCTTCCAATCTGGATCTCTGATGAACAACAAGTCTCGTGCAGCTAATGGCAAGGGAGACTCTTCTAGGAATAACTTCAGTCACAACTACCGCTCAAACTACGCGGCCATCAACTGGAAGTCCAAAAAAACAAAGAAACCAAGACACAACACATACAAACCTAAAAATCCATGATCGCACTCAAACTGAAAACCAATCTGATCGACAAGAACAGGATCCACCGTGGGAAAAAGCACAACTATCTCGACATCATTCTCATCGAGAACCGCAACGGGAGGGATGAGTATGGATATGATGGAATCGCAAAGCAGAAGCTTACCGCACATGAGTTGGAGAATGATCAGCGGCCAGAACTTCCGATCATCGGGAACTTCACGTTTCTTGAGCGAAAGGGCAACAAGCTTCCAACCGAGTGAAGGTATCGGTTGCAGACATCAAGGCCCGTCTGGATCTCCATGAGGTCGCACGAAGGCTCGGGATCTCTGAATGGCCAGGGAAGTGCGGCTCGTTCTCATCCCCGCTGCGTCCTGATGCCAGTGAGTCTTTCTCGATCTACTCGAAGGGGGCTGAACTGATGTGGAAGGATCATGCAACGGGCGATGGCGGGGATTCCCTAAACCTCGTGAAGTTCGTCCGGCAATGCACTCCAAAGGAGGCCATTGAGTGGATGCGCCGCGAGGCTGGATTTCAGGATGAGGTGCGAGAAAAGCGCGAGAAAGCGAAGCGCCCTCGCCAACTTGAGGCGATCTATGATTACCGCGATGAGACTGGCAGCCTAGTCCATCAGACTCTGAAGTTCCGCTACACGGATGACAACTCAAAGACGTTCTCGCAGCGGAGGCCATCCCGTCAGGGCGAGAAATGCGAGAGCTTGGAGTCTAAATACGACAAGAAGACGGGGGAGTGGTGGCTCTGGTCGCTGCGCGGCATCGAGCCGGTGCTCTACAATCTTCCGGAAATCGCAGCCCGGATCGATGAACCGGTGGTGCTTTTAGAGGGGGAGAAGGATGCTGACAATGCCTCGAAGCTGGGTCTGCTTGCAACGACATCCCCGATGGGTGCTGGGAAGTGGCGGGCCTCGTTCACAGATTCACTAAAGGGTCGGGCGGTCTTCATCTGTCCTGATCGCGATCTGGCTGGTGGCCGCCATGCGGTGATTGTCGCCAAGGCTCTCACTGAAGCCGGATGCAAGGTTAGCATTGTAGACTGGGACCGGCTATGGCCGGAGGCCCCGGATGGGAAGGTGGATTTCACGGACTGGGTCTCTGCCGCAATGGTGGAGGAATAAAAAAGGATATAGTTATGAATAAATGGAATAATGATGGCCTAAGCGGGACGAAGCAGGAAATGATAGGCAGATTTTTCTCCTCGATGGTTCCGGCTGATGATTGGCTGAAGTCGCTGGAACGCGACATCGCCGCAGCACAGCCTCCAAAGCTGGATCTGAGGCCTGTGCTGCTGTTGCCAGGCAACGGTCAGTCCGTTTCTGAATTTGCAACGGCCCTCGCCGAAAAACTGAAGGATGCACCGATATTCACCCGTGACGGAATTGTGATGGAGATCACTCAAAGCGGCAAGTTGGAGCAGATAGGATCGGAGTCATTCTGCACTTGGATCGAGGATTATGTCAGGCTTGAGAAATGGATAGGGGTCGGGGAGGACAGGCGCACGGAAGCCGCAACGATGACCGCCGCCGGGGCGTCGCTTGTCCTGGCATCGCCGCAGTTCATCCGGTCGCTCAGGTCGATCCGCCGAGTGAATCAGGTCTCCCAGCCGGTAATCCGTGCCGACGGGAAGCTGGAATTGCTTCCTAAAGGATATGACGCGGAGGCGCGTGTCTGGACGATGGGGAATGTGGACTATGATCGGGAGATGCCGTCGGACGACGCCATCGCTCTTTTTGATGATTTGCTGAAGGAGTTCCCTTGGCCTCGTGATGAGACGCTCAAAGCCAAGTCCATTGCCATCACGGCGATGGTCGCTGTCTTCGGTGACATGATGCTTGATCCGGCTCACCAGCGCCCTGTCTGGATCTACAATGCGAACAGGGAGGGCAGCGGGAAGACCACGATGCTGAGGTTGGCAATCTGCCCTTCTTTTGGGTCGGCAGTGATTTCGGCACCTCCTAACACCACTTCTCCTGATGCTTTATCGAAACAACTTTTTGCCTCTGTGCTAGGGGGTGTTCCATATCTGGCATACGATAACTGGTCGGGCGTCATCGGGAACTCTGCACTGGAGGCATTTGTGACCTCAACTACCTATTCAGACCGCCAACTTGGCGTATCGAAGGTCATCGCCTTAAACAAGGAATGCATGGTCTTCATTACTGGAAACCATGCAAGGGTGAATCCAGACATGCGGCGCAGATCACTAATCGTGGATCTGGAGATGATCGAAGCCTGCTCCGAGGATCGCAAGATCCAGAACCCTATCGGGGAATTCGAAATCCTAGCAATGCGTCCGAAGCTGTTGGCTGCAATATGGTCACTGATACGCGAATGGAACGCAGCCGGCCGACCGGAAGGTTCTCGCCGCCACCCTTCTTTCAGCCGATGGGGACATCTATTCGGTGGGATCATGGAGCACTTTGGCCTTCCAAACCCTGTGGAGACACCATCCAAGGCCGCAGACGATACGCTGCGTGACTTCACGACGATGGTGATTGATGCCTTGGGCGAATGGGGAACTGATTCAAGGACGTTCAGTGCTGGTGACCTGATGGACTTTGCCAGGGATCGTGGACTATTTTCATGGGTGCTAGACTCTGAAGCTCCCGAGATGGATATGGCAAAACGTAAGGAACGAGCTTCCTTTGGTAAAATCTGCGGGAGATTCGACGGGAGCCGTTTCGGTGACATCGAGTTCAGTCGTGGTGATGATGCCCGTGTCGGCGAGAACAGAGTGGTGTCCAAGCAATTCGTCATCCGCAAGGTCACCATGTCCTGACCATGTCCGCTTTCCATCCCTCTCCCTTTCAAGATGATATGATTATTGCGGATGTGGTGGACATGCTATCGGCCTATCGCTGGAACATTGATGCTAAATCTCTCCTGCGCGGGTGCCTGTGCGTGTGCGCGCCCGCATTGATATGGGGATACCATGTCCACCATGTCCGCCACTTTGCAAGTGGCGAAGTTTCAGATGATTGCAAGCGGACATGGTCAGAAACTCGACCATGTCCGGGCATGTCCGCCATGTCCACCCCCCCGTGGGAAGGAATCTTTTCCAACCACACTCTCCTCGCGGTTGGGCGCACTCTCGTTGTTTTTACGTGCGTCTGCTTTGGGAGTGAAGCGCATAGCACGTACGCACATTCGCAATGAGTGCGTTTGACACGAACAAGAACCGCAAATGGCTACTTCGCGAAACGAATCCCACCTAATCAAGGCTTGTGCCGATGAGCACGGTCTACAAGTAAGGGCAGTCCAGATATGGAGACAGAAGGGAGACAGCCGGTGGATAGAGTTTCTTCGCCGCCGTGCTGCCGCATCTGAGTCGGTAAGCCAGATGACTCTCATTCAAGGCACCGCCCAGGTACTCACGGCTCGTCAGGTCGAGGAGGCTGCCGCGATCCGGCTGGCCCGCCTTAGCGCCAGCGCCGACCAGCTTCTTGAAAGAGGTGATCTCTCGGCACTCATTCAGGTTAATAAGGCCGCAAACGACTGCCACAAGCTGCTCGTTGAATCGCAGGCCCGCAATGCCGATCTCGATATCCAGACCGGACAGCTTGTGAAAGCTGAAACTGTCCGCGAGTGGATCAGCACCAACCTCGCCCTGGTGAAGCAGCAGATAGAAAACCTTCCAGACGTGCTTTCAGCCCGGATCGATAGCACGATGGATGTGAGCGGGATCGTCCGGTTCGAGGTGGAGACGATCCTGAGAGAGCTTTCGGTAGCGGCAGGATCCGCTCCATGGTCTTCAAAAACATCATCATCGCTGGGCGCGGGTGAAAATCCGACCAGTCAGCAGTCATGACGGCGGCACTCGTCGGGATCGGTCAGGATTTGGAGGGGCTATGGAAGCCGCGTAAAAGGCAGTTACCACTTCAATGGGCAGAGGAGCACATCACGCTTGATTCACGCTTCTCGCCGCGTCCTGGGCGATTCTCGTGCGATTTCACCCCATACCTTCGGAAGCTCCATGAGTGGTATGGAGACCGCTCAATCCGCCAGATCACCTTGGTCAAGTCAGCCCAGATTGGCGGGACCACTTTGCTGGCGAATCTGATCCAATACTCCATCGCTGAAGATCCCGGCCCCATGCTCTACGTCACCAGCACCGGCGAGAATGCAAAAAGCTGGAGCGAGCGGGAGCTGATTCCCCGCATCAGGTCATGCCACGCCCTGCGGTCCCTGCTTCCGGACGATCCTGACCAGTTCAAAAAAACCGAGATGCAGTTCAAAAATTGCACCCTCAAGCTCATCGGCTCCAACAGCCAGAGCAATCTGGCCAGCCGTCCAGTACGCTACCTCTACTGCGATGAGGTGGACAAGTGGCCCGACAGCACGGCTATTGAGGCCCCTGCGCTTGAGTTGGCGATGGCGCGGACCATCCAGTACCGCAACATCAGCAAGGTGGTCTTGGCATCAACACCGACGGTCGAGACCGGGGCTATTTACAGCCAATTTATGGCTGGCAGTCAGCACCGCCTTCATGTCGCATGCCCGTCCTGCGGATGTGACCAGTGGCTGAAGTTTGATCAAGTCCACTGGTCACCCGATCTGCATGGGGAGACTGGCTGGGATCTCGACGGGGTGAGGGAGAGCGCCTGCTACCAGTGCGAGGAATGCGGAGACCTGTGGGGGCAGGATCTCAAGCGTGGACTTATCGAGGAAGCGGCGGCTTCGGACCGGTGGGTCGCTGAGAATCCCAGCGCACCGCTGGATCACCGTTCCGCCCATATCTCCTCGATGTATTCCCCTACATTGAGTTGGGGCGACATGGCGGTCCTGTTCCTCCAGAAACAAGGAAGCCCCGGAGGGCTGCATGATTTTCGGAATACCTACGAAGGGCTGCCCTTCGAAAACCGCGCTGCCTCCGTGAAAGAGGATGCCATCCTCGAGCTGCGCGACGGCTACCGGCTGCGCGAGATCCCTGATGAGGTCACGGCGGACGGATCACCGGCTATCCTAACGCTGTGCGCCGATCCGGGCGAGAAGCAGACCCATTGGTCAGTCGAGGCTCGGAATGACCAGGGCGAATCATGGGTCATCGACTACGGCACCGTGCTCTCCGTCGAGGATCTGATTTCACCCGAGTTCCTTGCCGCTCGCCGCTACCAGTTGCCCGGTAGCGACGAGATCGTCGCGCCGGTGGCGGGGCTTATAGACAGCGGCTTCCTCACCGAGAGGGTCTATTCCGTCTGCGCGAAATCGGGTGGCCTCTACTACCCGTCCAAGGGGTCGGAGTCCACCTTCGGCAACTACGCCGTCACCACCATCAAGGGGCTGAATATCCTGCTCTACACCTACGGCGATTTTGCCTGGAAGACCCACCTCTATCTCGAGCGGATCAAGAAGCGGCTGCCGCCCCGCCTCCACTTTCCTCAGGATGTCGGTCGAGACTTCATCGAGGGGCACACCGGCCAGCAGATGCTGGAGAACAAGAACAGCCGGGTCTCACCCTTCTACTGGAAGAAAGTCACCGCCGATCACTTCGGTGATTGCAGCAAGCTTCACTGCGTCGCCTGGGCGATCATGAGAAACCAACTGGGACGGAGGGATCCAGCCCCGGAAGAAAAGGCCCCCTGACCCTTTGACATGACGGGGCCTTCATGGCCTCGAACACTCCCGACCATGCCAAGATCGCCGGCATCAAGAGCTATCTCCTCAGGAACTCCTCTCTGGAGGATCTGCGCGATCTCGCCACGAAGGTGTTCAACCAAGCGGTCGAGGACGTCACCATCACTGGGACGAGTGCCGAGGGTGGTTCTGCCAATGGAGAAGTGACCCTTCCAAAGTGGGTTTATCTGAACGCGATTGAGGAGTGCATCGCCGTTCTGGACGCGAGCGCATCTGTCCAGACCCGCCAGCTTGGCACCCGGCCCGACTTCAGCAACCTCCGCTGGTCGGTTTGATTTTCTCGGGGACGCCTGAGAGATCCCGGTGCCGCTCGACTTTTTCGGCGGCTTGATATGGTCAGCCCAGCCGGGAACCAATTTAGCAGTCCAATGTTCCAAGGCGGCGAGAAGGTCTCCAAAACCATCTGGCTCGGTTCGATTCCGAGGGGCTGTGCCATTTGATTTTCGATTGATTTTTGACAGGTGCGCTCATGCATGAGCGAACCGAAATCAAAGCGTGGCGGCTATCGACCCGGAGCGGGTCGCCCGAAGAAAACCAACTTCTCATCTGCGGACGGCATCGCCTCCCCGCAGCGGATGTGGATTTACACGCCGACGCTGGACGCCTCCAAGTCTCTCACTCCCTCGGCGCGGATCGAGCAGACCAAGAAGAGCTTCTTTCTCTACGAAAACATCGGCCTCGCCGCCCGTGCCGTGGATGGCGTTGCCAAGTTCGTCGGCCCTCTCATCCCGCAGGCCAAGACCGCCGATGAGTCATGGAACCGACTCGCCGAGCAGGCGTTCGAGGATGCCTGTGGAAATGCAGCTTTCGGCGTCGATGTCTCCAAGCAAGTCAACTTCTACGACGCTCAGGAGCTACTCGTGAAGCAGATGGCCCTTGCCGGTGATGTCTTCTGGCAGAAGCAGACCAGCAACTCCGACCGCGCCATGTTCCGGATCATCCCGGGCGAGAACGTCGGATCGGCTCACGGTGATGTGAAGGACGGCTGGGTGGATGGAGTGAAGGTCTCCAAGCTCGGCGCCCCGACCCGCTACCGGGTGCTGAAGGCCCCCGGCAACTACGCCGAATACAATGAGATCAGCGCGGACGACCTCACCCGAGTGGGGAAGGTGGATCGCGTTGGTCAGGTGAGATCCCGCCCGTGGCTTCATCGCGCCGCCGACAATCTCCAAGACGCCAGCGAGATCGTCTCATACGAGAAGATGTCCGCTAAGTTGGGTGCGTCGGTAGCCTATATCATAAAATCGCCCGAATCCCAGAGCATCGGGCTTGGTTCATCGCTTCAGAAAACTTCCACCGGCAGTGGTTCTGTCACGCGCGATCAGATGGTGGAGGGTTCGATTGTCCCAAGGCTTCTCCCTGGGGAGTCCATTGAATCATTTAGCAACGCTCATCCTTCGAACAACCTCGACACCTTCCTGAAGTATCTTCGCCGCGACATAGCGCACGGGTTCAACATGCCTGCTTCGGTGCTCTTCGATCCGGAGGATTCCGGTGGCCCAGCCATGCGCTTCGCGATGGAGGATGCTGCCAAGACCATTGGCCGCATTCAGGAGATCATCATCCAGCAGTTCTGCTCCCCATTCTGGAAGTTCTGGATCTACCAGGAGATCCAAGCTGGCCGCTTGCCATCCCCTAACGACCAGGGGCCTTTCCTCAACAGGGTCGAGTGGGTCGCCCCTCAGAAAGTGAGCGTCGATATAGGGAGAGATGGTCGCCTCTACAGCGACATGCTTCTCCGTGGTCAGATCTCCCCGCAGGACTTCTACAACATGCAGGGGAAGGATCACGACAAGGTTCTGGACGACACCATTCGAGCAGCCGTTCGCCGCAAGAAGCGCGTGATGGAGATCGCCGCCGAGGAGGGAGTCCAGATCAGCGTCTCGGAGGTTTTCCCTCCTGCTCCCGGCTCGCCAGTTGTCCCCACCGCGGAGCCAGTGGCAGACCCCGCCGTTTGACACTCCGCATTTCTCCAATATGCAGAAGCTGACTCTTTTCGCCGCCGCAACCGGCTCACGGGTTGACCGTGAGGCTGGCATTTTGCGCGGTGTCTCGGTCATCACAGCCGGGGTCGAGGCCAAGGGCCACGGCATCTGGATCGACCAGACATCCCTCGAAATGGTCAAGGCTTCCGCTGAGACCTACATCGACGGTCTTCAGGTCAAGAGCGACCACGGCAGCGGCTTCGGTGAGATCGAGGGAGTTCTCCGCGACTTCGTCATCGAGGGCAATCAACTCCGCGCCGACTTCCACCTTATCAAAAGCGGTGAGGAATACGAGCGCATCATGGAGATGGCCGAGATGATGCCCTCCTCATTTGGCCTTTCCATCGAGTTCTCCGGCATCTCCGAGGAGATCGACGAATACCGCTACGCCCGTCCGGTGGAAATCTACGCCGTGGCCCTCGTCGATCAGCCCGCAGCCAATCCCTCCGGACTCTTTCAAGCTATGCCAGAAGACATCAAACCCGAAGAGGTTCCCCCTGTCGCATCCGTCGAGGAAGTGAAGGTCGAGGAAGTCACCGAGTCCCAGCCCATCGAGGAGAAGGCCGACGAGGCCGTCGTCGAGCTTCAGGTCGATGGCCCCAAGGGCACACAGCACGACCCCGAGGGGCCGAAGGAAGTGAAGGGGCCTGAAGGCACACAGAATCTCCCAGAGGGAGTCGTCGAGATTCCTGCTTCTGATCTTCCAGTGGAGACCATCCAAGAAATCGCCGAGCAAGTCGGTGTCGATCCATCAGAGATTGAGTCTGTCGGAGTGTCCACTGAAGTGGAGGAACTCCCCGAGGAGAAGCTCTCCTCCAAGCTTTCCGAAGTTGTTCTGAATTTCGAGAACACCAAGGCCGAGGTCATCAACCTCCGCGCCGACCTGGAGACCGCCCACCGGAATCTCTCTGCGCTGAAGGCTGAAGTCGAGAAGCGTGATCTGGCCATCGCCAAGCTTGAGGATCTCAAGCGCATCGCCCTCCGGGCCGCTGGACTTCTCCCCTCCGATGTCGAGATCGAGATCGAGGCGCAGGCCGCTCCCTTCAGCCCCGCCGAGGCTTATGCCGCCGCCGTCGAGGCAGGCGACAAGAAGCTCGCCGCCGAACTCTTCAAGCAGCACAAGGCCGCGATCTTCGCAGCCCGCCGCAACTAATTTCATGAGGCAATAACGCTCTCAGGAAAGCCAAGCAAACCCCAACCCAACCCAACCCACCATGCCCAACACCATCGATTCCGCGCTCATTTCGAGCACGATCTCGGAGCAGGCTCAGACGGTCCTCGCCAATCGCTTGGCCGCCCTGAACCTCTTCAGCACCGACTTCTCCTCAGAGGTCAAGAAGCCCAAGGACACCGTTCAGGTGCCCGTCGCCACGGCAACCGCCTCCACCCAGACCAACCCGACCAGCTTCAACAGCACCGGCGGCACGACTCTGGACAAGGCGACTGTCGCCCTCGACCACATCTACCAGCCTTTTGGACTGGACTATGTGGACATCCAGAACGCGATCAAGCTCGAGAAGCTCGTCAAGATCAACTTGAACGCCCTCGCCGACAAGATCTGGAGCATCGTCACGACCCCGATCACCGTTGCGAACTACGGCTCCGCAGTTGTTGCTCCCGCGACAGCCGCTGCCAACTTCGCCGCTGGCGATCTCGCCAAGCTCTGGGCCTCCGTGAGCAAGAGCAATAGCAAGGGCCTCGTGCTCTCGCCGACCCTCTACTCCGGGATCATCCCGACGGCGACGACCTCGATCACGCTCGACAAGGGCGCTTATGGCTTCGACAACGGCGTCTTCTACGCCAACCAGTTCAGCGGTCAGGCCCGCCTCGCTGGTTTCGCTTGCAGCCCCGAGGCTCTCGCGATTGCTTCCGCCGCTCCTGCGCTCGATCACGTCCGTGACGAGTATCTGATCAGCGACGTGGTGGTCCTCGAGCAGCTCGGCCTCTCCATCTACTACAACGTGATGGCAGACCGCAGCTCCCGCGCTCTCGTCGCCTCCGCCGAGGTGATGTTCGGTGCGGCCAAGGCCGTCACTTCCGGAACGATGGGCCTCATCGTCACCGCCGCCTAAGTCCTCCACTAGGCACACAAGCAAGGCCGTCCCTCGTGCGTGGGGGACGGCCTTCTGCTTGTCATGACCTTTTGATTCGCTCGCGCCCGCTCGGCTCACCCACTCGCTGACGCTCGGGGCTGTTCGCTTCGCTCTCAGTCTAACCGGGTCGGTCACCACCGACCACGTTTTGACAGGGGCCTCTCTGCATGGCCCTGTCTCGATCCAGCATCGCCGCCTTCCATGCGAAGGGGCTTGCCAGCATAGCCGATGCTCTCGGCACACAGGTCACCATTTCTGGGCGAACCTTCTACGCCCATGTCTCGACGCCGAAGCCCAGCATGTCGCTTGAGACGGGAGGCTTTAACACTGACCGCTCCATCACTCTACGCTGGCCCGTGGGCCGCGCACCGAAGCCAGCACTCGGCACCTCCGTCCTGCTGGTTGCTGAGAAGCTGACCTTCCGTGTCGAGACGGCCACCTCGCTCACCGGATCTCCCCTGGGCAACGAGATCCAAGTCACTGCCATTCGCGAATAATGAACCCGCTCGCCATCGAATCCGCGCTTAAGGCCGCACTCTCAGCCTCAGCCTTCCCGACCACTGCAATCAACACCGGGACGAGTTTCACGGAACTTAGCCCGGAGACACTGAACCTCATCGTTTCAGCGGACACGCTAAACTCCGTCGGCGTCGGTGCCTACACGGCGACGATCACGGTGAAGCTCCACTCCCCGGCATTGCTCGGTGCTGACTCCTACGCCTCATTCTCTGCCGCACAGGAGACGATCAAGACTGCCCTCACGCAGGCTTATCTCTTCGCCAACTGGCCTGCGAATGACGCCCCCAACCTAGCCGGGGCATCACCGATTCAGAGCATCTCCACATCCCAAGACGGGAACTCATGGACTGCCGACATCCAACTGACGCTCGGCGTCGTGGACTGACCTCCTTCACCGACCTGAACAGCCAAAGCCGCAACGTCATTTGACACCGCGCAACTCCTAACTCCCAACCACCAAACTTATGGCCGTCACCCTACTCGGATCATCCACAGGCACCTCCTTCGGCTGCACCGCCGAAACCGGAATCCTCATCTCCTCGTTCTCCATCTCCACGTCGCAGGACAAGCAGGAGGTTCGGGACAACAACGGCGAAGTTCGCCTCGTGGCCTACTACAACCCCAAGTCCACGATTGCAGTCGCCGGGACAGTTGCCGGGACAACCGGAGTCGTTGCCGCAGCGGTGGCTACCGCACTCACCCTCGCCAATGTCGAGGCAGTCGGTGGCGTCTCCACGGGTCAGGTCATCGTGGACAGCGTCGAGATCTCCAAGACGCCAGACGGCTTCAAGCAGATCTCCATCTCCGCGAGCCGCTACCCGCTGATTACCGGAGTCTAATCCACCCCAACCAAAGCCCTTGCCCCCGGCTTAAAGGGGGCTGAATAACCCATGAACAAGCCACAGATCCCCGAAGAGGATGCCGCGCAAGGTGGATGGTTTTCCACCAGCGACATGAAGCTCGCCATCTCCCTGCACTGCGCAGGGTTCGCATTCAAGGCCAATGCCGAATGCACCCGGATCACCGACGCGCAGGGCCGCGAAAGTTTCACCTGGCACTTTGAGACCAGCAACGGCGACGGCGAGGCAATCAGCGACTTCCTCCGCGCTTGGGAAAACCCGATGGGTGAGAACCTCATTCGCCCATCGAACATGATCTGCTTCCTGCTGGCGCGAGAAGCGATGTTCTCAAGGACTCACATCATCTCTGAGAGTCACAAGGTTCCCAACCAGCGGCTGCACAACCGGGGCGACAAGCGCCTTGCCGTCACCCCGAGGCTAGGACGAGAGGAACGCCAACGGCTCGCCCAGCTTGCCAGCTAATTTTATGAACAGCAAAAACGACCACAACGACAAGGAAGTCATCAACGACTTCGGGGCCGACCTGAATGAAATCGACACCACCGAGCGGAATAGGGAACTCGACCGGGATATCCTCCGCAGCGGCGAGGAGATCGCAGGGATCAAACTCCGCAGGATCTCAGCGGGAGACCTCGCCCTGCTGATCGAGTGCGGCGTAGGTCTGGTCATTGGTCGAATGAACTCGGTGGCATTCGATGTCGGGGCGATCCTCTTCTCCCAGTCATCCCCCAAGGAGACAGTCCGTCGGCTCTCGGAGAAACCGCAGGAGTTCCGCGCCGCCGTCTATGACTTCCTCGACGCCTACGAAGCCGATGTCTTCGCCGAGGCGACGCCACGCATCCTAGAACTCGTCGAGCGGATGAATAAGAGCAAGACCGCCGTCAAGGGGGAGGCATCAGGCGGTGGAGAGTCCGACCCAAAAGCTGGAGGCCGGGCTGGCTGACGAGTTACGTCGCCCGACTGGCCGAAAAGACAAGCTGGGGTCACGACTACATTTTGTGGGAATTACCCTTCACGGAGGGGATGCGGATCTTGGACTACCATGTTTGGACCGGGGATGGAACCACCCCGGGGAGGCCGCTGAGATGGGCAGATGACCTTTTGGATCTGGATTTTTGACATAGAGCGGTGGTTGAATATGGCAACCCCAAAAGTCCAGATTGATAACCAAAAGCTCCAGAAGAAGATGGAGCTTTATCAGGAGGTTACTGGCAAACAGATCGCCGCGACCATGCGTCGTGGTGCCCGGCTTCTGGCGGTGAATCTTGCCTATTCCACGCCCCCTTACGGGAAGAACTCAGAATCTCAAAAGCTGGGCGAAATTGCGGTCCAGAATG